CAAGCTCAAGCCCATCATTGCCGCCCCACCTGAGACGCTGCCGATCAACCGCAAGGGTCTGCATCCTTACGACATGGTCAACCGCATGATGGTGCTGGCGTTCACGAACGACCCCGTCCCGATCTCGATCTCGTCGCAGGACCGCCGTTGGTTCTGCGTCTGGTCCGCCGCCGGGCGCATGGACGCCAGCGCAGCGCAAGACATGTGGCGCTGGTACCGCGCGGGCGGTTTCGAGACCATCGCCCGGTGGCTGGCTGACCGCGACGTGTCCAAGTTTAACCCCTCCGCGCCGCCCATGTGGACCGAGTTTAAAGAGAACCTGATCGAGTCGGGTATGTCCATTGCGGAATCATTTATTCTGGATCAGATACGCGCCAAAACCGGCGAGTTCTCGAAGGGTGTTGTCGCTGCGCCGTTCTTCAAGCTGTGCCAGTTCCTGACGATCAACGCGCCTGGCGGCGTCAAGATCCCGCAGGCGGCGTTGCTCCACGCCCTCAAGGAGGCCGGGTGGGTGGACATGGGACGCATTGGATCGTTTGAGCATTCCAGCAAGCGCCACGTCTACGCTGCACCTGAATTGGCTCGGTCGCAGTCCAAGAGCTACCTGCGGAACCTGCTGGAGCCCGCCAGCGCCGACAACAAGGTGATCGACTTCCCCGGTCGCACAGCCTGAACGAAAGACCCCCGGTGCTTTCGCGCCGGGGGCAAGTTGCGTTCAGACAAACACAGAGACTAGACCACCAGACAACCGGTCTGATGCGCCGGGGCGGACGCCCCGGCGATCCGGTTCATCACCGGATAGGTTTAGCGGCATGGGCCGCAAATTCATCATCTTCGCGCAGCGTGTTGGTTGCTTCCGTCCACGCTACGTCCCGCTCGCGGGGTGGTAGGCGCTCGATGGCGCGCAGACCAGCGCGAAGGTTTTCAATCCGATACTCCAGCGTTTCGACCAAGGCGTCAACCGCGTTGGTGCTAAGGTTGTCGTCAACGCCCAGCAAAGTCAGCAGCTCGTCAATCTCACGTTCCATTTCTTCATGAAACTGCGTCTTGCGGCGGCCTTCGCAGTAGTACGCCAGCAGCGCCGCCTCGTGGATCGCCTTGCCAGCGATCTGGATCTTCACATACGTTACTGCATCGTGTTCGTTGATACCGATCTTGAACATGTCAGACTCCCCTAGTTGACGGTGAACCATCGCACGCCAGCGCGATGATGTAAAGCATTATCCAGCATATAAATGAAAATGTGGATTACTTTTATCAGTCATGTTTCTGTGTTATTTCGAATCATCTTCTGAGGGTTTGTCCATGTATCTGACAGCCAAACAGGTCGAGGAACTTTATGACCATCACGGATCGATCCGTCGCACAGCCGATTTCCTTGGGATACCCGAGCGCACCCTGAGAGACAAAGTAAAGGATGGCAGGGACATCAAGGTGTCGGAAACCGTCTTCCGTGTGAAGGATCTTGAAGACGAGGTGAATACGTTAAGGCAGAAGCTGTCTCTGATCTCCACCATTAAACCTAGATATGTAGCGGGGCGCGAAGACGAAACGCGGGTCGTAGCGATAGGCGATACGCATGACCAGCCTGGCATGTCCAAGGATCGGTTCAAATGGATCGGTCGCCATTGCGCCAAGGTCATCCCCCATCGGATAGTCCAGATCGGCGACTTTGCGTCGTGGGACTCGGTCTCGACCCATGAGGCGCCGGGCAGCGTGTCACACTCGATGCGTCCGTCATTCAAAACGGATCTTGAGAGCTGCGAAGAGGCAATGGCCCTGTTCTTCAAGGAGATCAAGGATCTGACGATCCCCATGGAGCTGACGGCGGGGAATCACGAAGACCGAATCCAACGATTCGAGAACAAAAACGCTGAAACTGTTGGAACGCTCTACATGCAGTTTGAGGAGCTGTGCGCTCGGTATCGCTGGCGCCTGCACATGTATGGGCAGTGGCTATTTATCGACGGCGTTGGGTTTACGCATGTTCCCAAAAACATAATGGGCAAGCCCTACGGTGGCCAGAACAGCGAAAACGCAATAGCTAACCACGCTACGCATGGCGTTGTTTATGGTCACACGCATAGGTCAGCCTTTCGTAAAGCGCCGAAGATTGGTATCAACAACAGCATCGAAGTCTTGAACTTGGGCAGCGCCATGCCTGACGGCTACGTCGCCAAGTATGCAGGCACGGCCACCTCGGGGTGGTCCTACGGCATCTACGAACTGTCCCTCAAGGCTGGCCACATAACGTCCCACAGGTTTATCAGCATGCGCGAATTGCGGGAATTGTACGCATGAAACTTGACGACATGCACATGTTCGCGGTGGATCTTTGCAACACGTTTCGGATCAAATATGGCCCTATGGACACAGAAAACGAAATGGCTCGCGAGTTAATTGCCTTAAATCTTAAGGTAATGCAATTGCATGAACGTGTGCGGGATCTTGAACGCGATAGGCTCCGTTCGTATCATCGCGAGCCCAGCATTCACTACATGCGGACACATTCGCAGCCCATAGATGACAACAACTGGTTTACACCTGAGAAGGACACCGGCAATGCGTGATGATGACGACGACATTGTGGAACTGGTGGACGACGAGGTGCCGATCTTCAACGACCCCGTCTCCCAGCGCGCTTACGCCTTCGTTCACCTTGCCAGGTTTGCGGAGACTTGCGCGGATGAGACCGCGCGGGATCTTACCTACACGATGATGCGCAAGGTTTGCCAGTCGATTAAGGCGACATCAACGGCAGACATCAAGCTTTTGGACGGCGGCAAGAGCTAATCCTTTGCCTCTAACGCCTCCAAAATGACCGTTCGGGCTAACATATTAGCCCCCCAATCGCCAAGACTAAGCACCTCCAGCATCGCCGTCTCCAGCTTCTCGATGCGGTCGGTAGCAACTTTCAGTTCACTGGCAATGTCCTGCACTTCATGTTCCAGTTCGCTGACGTAATCGGCGTCAATCATCTTTCCCCTCCAATGTTTTGCGGATGCGCTCGCCGGGACGCAAAGCGTCCATTGCTATTGCTTGCATGTCGTGCTTTGCAATCCGTGCCAGCGCCGCCTCCAACTTTTCGATGCGGTCGGCGGCCTCATCAGTATCGTTGTTGCTGCAATATCCAGCGCGTAGCCGCTTCACAAGATCGTCAGTCATTTATTTTCCTTCCCATTGTTGGATTGTTGCGCCCACGCACTTGGGTGTTGGGCCAGACCCAGATCTCGCCAGTCTCGTCTTGGATGCAGACCCATAGCAGGTGATGCTCGTCCCCATTGTCGATCAGGAAATGCGCCAGCGCCCGTCCCAACGGCGTGGTGAGCGGCATGGTCGGATTGAGTTGCAGCATCATGACTGGGGTTCCGTTAGCTCGCGCGCGACCAACTCGAAGTAGCCCGCACCGTCCTGCCAGTGGTCCAGATGGGACGGGTCGCCGCACAGGATGCGCGCCACCTTGTCGGCGATCACCTCCAGCGCCTGCGCCTGCGTCACGTCCAACTTGTCCCAGTTGCGTGAGGTTCGCATCAACCGTTTGATAGTTTGCGAGTAGTCCGCCATTTCGCGAAACAGCCCGTGGGTCTGCTCGCGGTCGGATAGGATCTGATCGACGGTCATTTGCTTTCCTTTCTTGCGTGGTAACGTTGGACGCTGGTGATGATGGTGGTGTGGTCGCGCCCGCCCATAAGCGCGCCAATTCTAGGGTAGGACCAACCGCGCTCGCGCAGCAAGACGTAGATCTCCGCGCGGGCGTTGGCGTGGGCGTGCGCGTTGCTGCGGGCGTTGGCCTGCGCCCATGTCATACCGCGCCGATCCAGTATCGCCAAGATGGCGCGTTTGGTGTCAGGCGAGCATGTGACGCCCGGTAGCGGGGCGGGCGGCGGCGGTGGTGGTGGCGGCAACGGTGGTGGCGGCAACGGTGGTGGCGGTGGCGGTGCGGGCGGTGCGGGCGGTGCGGGCGGTGCGGTGAAGGTCGGGCGGGGCGGTGCGCGCCCGTCCAGCCTAGCGCGCACGGCCTTGTAGTGGGCGGTCAGTTCTTCGAAGTAGCTCATGGCACCATCTCCATCAGCCAAGCGCGCGCGTCGCGCTCGTTTGCGACGTAGCCCAGCGCGCCCAGAACGCTCACGCAGCGCCAGGCGCGTGAGCCGGTGCGCTTGTAGCGCACGGGGCCATAGTGCCCTAGCAAGCGCCCGTAATAGCTCACGGTGCGGGTGCGGTCGTCGTGAATTTCGGTCGTTATCACGTCACGCCCTCCTGTTCTGAGCGCGCACCGCGCGCAGGATCTCGTGGCCGTCGCTAGCCCACACGCCGCTGGCGCAGGGGCACGGGTGCGAGGGTAGCTCGCGCGCCAGCTCACGCGCCTGTAGCGCGCGGATGGCGCTCAGGACCGCCTGGCCGTACACGCGCCGGTCAACGTCGGGGTTGCGCCTGTAGCGGTCGAGCCCGGCGAGCGTGGGATATGGTTTTTGGTTGGCGTAGAAACCGTGCATGTCGTCATGGGTGCGGATTGCTTTGCGTCGGGTCATGATTACACCTCAATATCTATATGAAGGCCAGAGCGATCATCGCCCCTGCGATTGCTAGGCCGGTGATGGTCAGGATTGCTTCGATGATGGCGATCATGGTGGGGTTCCTTCGATGGCGCTGGCGTCGGGCGCCTGAGCGGTGTGCGGGCGGGTGGCGTGGTCGGGGTGACGGGAGTGATGCGCATAGCGTGGCCTCTATGGCGTCGGGATGACGCGTGCCTATGATGGCACGCGCCGGTTAAGCTTAGGTTAACGCGGGCGCGTTCCATTCGCGGGGCGTCGGGTCGCGCTCCCATGACGCCTTGATGTGGGAGTCAAGTTGCGCCCATGACCGGCGGGGCGTTCCGTTTTCATAGTAGGGGCGACGGCGCAAGTCTTCATGGTAGGCCCATTCGCCCGGCGTGATGACGCCAAGCGCCAGATCCAAGGCGTCCCACGCTGCTTGTTTGGTTGACCATACGCCGTCAGTCTTGCGGATCAGATCGAGCCCGATACGCTCGCGCGCGCTTGTCAGACAATCGATATACCAATCGCCGCTTGTGCCTTGGTAAACGTAAAAGCCGGGATTATTCATGGCGTGGGTTCCTATTGTTAGAGTTACGCAGCGTCGTCGCAGGTCAGTTCTTCGAATTGCAGGATGCAGGTGATTACCATCGCCGCACCCGTCATAGGCGTGACGCTGATCGCCAGATCGACTAGCGCGTGTTGCATCGCGCGCGGCAGCGCAAGCAATTCGTCTTCGAGCTTATTCCAGTCGGCGCTATAAGCGGCCGAATCTAAAACGTAATTCTGGCGAGCCAAGCGCGCGGCGCGATCGATGTAGGATTGCATGGTTTCGGTTCCTTCTATTGCAGGAGATTGTTTTACATCATGGCGCTTGCGTTGACAAGCGCCATGTTCGCGCGTCACGGGTAGGCGCGTGTGCGGCGCAGTTCCCACTTTTCGTGGATAGGTCCGCCATCGGGCGCCTCGTCAATGACGACATATGCGACGGTCTTCAAAACGAGCGCGGCGCGGTCGCCATCACATGTGAAAACGCGGTGCGGATAACCGGGAAACGCGCCGTCGCGGTCGCCAGCGGGTCGGTCGGAATACTGGAACCATGCGCCGTTTTGCACGTCGAACTCGCCTAGCAAGCGCGGCGCAGTCATGTGGGGTTCGTTATGGTAGGTTGCCATAGCCATTGTTTGTCCATTGTTTTTTTGGTCTCGTCAGACGGCGCGTTACACCGTGACGGGCGGTTGCCCGTTTCGACCTAGTAAGTGTCAAGGCCGCGCAAAGCCTCGTCAAGCGTCGCCGCTTGGCGAATGACGCCGGGGACGCCGTCAGCGTCAATCCACGGATACTCAGCGTCCCATACGAACCATTCGACGGCGTCAAAGCGCGTATAGACTGGCGCAATGGCGTATCGGCTGTAAGGCCCAAACAGGCGCTTGCGCGCGGCGAGCTCGCCCTTGCGAGCGGGAATGTTAGTGTAGGCGCTGGCGAAACTTGCTGGCGTAATCATCTGTCCGGTCTCCATGTTGACGCCTTGATTGGCGCTCTATGACGCCCCCCGTGAGGGGCGCTTAGAACGTCGATCAGGCGTTCTTGGCAATGGCGTTGAACGCGCGGCGATATTCGCAAGCCGACCGATAATCAAAGGTAATGATTTTATCGAGCAGATGACCGGCGGGGCTGTAAACCTTCACAAGCCATTGGCCATAAGGCGAACGATAAAACGAAACATACGCGCCGTTCTTAAAGAGCTTAACCTTTTCCATTTTTGCGTCCCCTAGTTTGTGGCGTCTCTGCGCCGTTTCGATATGAAAACCCTATAGCAGCGATTCGGGCTTGTAAAGCATTTTAATGCAGGATTGGCAAAAAAATCAAAAATAATTGGCGTGCCCTGGTCGCGTGGTTTGGCGCGCGAATCGTCGAGAATTGCGGAGCTTTTGGCGTTTTAGGCTAGTATCTGTATTTATGGGAAAAATATTCATAATTATACATATATAGAATGTAGTATAGAATGGGGGCGCGTACAGTGCGCGCAGCCAGCGACTACATTAGACGTGGCAAAACGCCTAAAGTGCCTAAACGGCCTCGCCAGGCCCACGACGCACTATGCCACCAGGGCGCGCGTCATAGGCGTAATAGGCGTTTTGGGCTACTAGCAATCACTAGCCTAAAACGCCTAACGCCTTGCAAGCTGCGCGCAGCAGGTGACATGCTCGCCACTAGCCTAAAACGCCTAAACCCCATGCCCTATTGCCTAGGTCGTGCTGCTATTGCCTAGGTCGTGTAGCTATTGCCTAGGTCATGTAGCTATTGCCTAGGTCATGTAGCTATTGCTCTGTTTGTGTTTGGAGGGGGGGGGCAGGGCCTTGGCCCGCCCGGTCACGGTCACGGAGGGTCCGCAGAAAATTTTTTTTTTAAAAACGAATTTCACAATCCAAGACGCATGATATATAATGTCTTACATGACATGGCACACG